CGTAAATATTGGTATTCTTGCAAACAAAGCAGCAACTGCAAGAGAACTTTTGGATAGATTACAGACTGCCTATGAAAATCTTCCAAAATGGATGCAGCAGGGTATTATTTCTTGGAATAAAGGTTCACTTGAATTAGAAAATGGATCTAAGATTTTAGCAGCATCCACATCAGCATCTGCTGTTCGAGGAATGTCATTTAACATTCTATTTTTGGACGAATTTGCTTTCGTTCCAAACCACATTGCAGACTCTTTCTTCGCATCAGTATATCCAACAATTACTTCAGGTAAACAAACTAAAGTTATCATAGTTTCAACGCCGCATGGTATGAATCACTTCTACCGAATGTGGCATGACGCAGAAAAGGGTAAGAATGAATATATTTTTACTGATGTTCACTGGAGCGAGGTTCCTGGAAGAGATGAGGAGTGGAAAAAGCAGACAATTGCTAACACTTCGGATCAACAATTTAAGGTAGAATTTGAGTGCGAATTTCTAGGTTCTGTTGATACTCTTATTGCACCAAGTAAACTAAGAAACCTTGTATATGATCATCCAAAAACACGTAGTGCTGGTTTAGATGTTTATGTTGATCCCGAAGAAAATCATGATTATTTAATAACGGTAGACGTTGCTAGAGGTGTTGGGAATGATTATTCTGCATTTGCTATTGTTGATATAACACAATTTCCGCATAGGGTAGTTGCAAAATATAGAAATAATGAAATAAAACCTATGCTTTTTCCAAGCATAATTCATGAAGCAGCAACAGCATATAATAATGCGTATATTTTGTGTGAGGTAAATGATGTTGGCGATCAAGTCGCTAGTATTCTTCAGTATGATTTAGAATATACTAACCTCCTCATGTGCTCTATGAGAGGAAGAGCGGGGCAAATAGTTGGTCAGGGATTTTCTGGAAAGAAAACTCAACTTGGCGTTAAGATGTCCAAAACAGTAAAAAAAGTTGGGTGTCTTAATTTAAAGACTATGATTGAGGAGGACAAGTTATATTTAAATGATTATGAAATTATTTCGGAACTAACTACGTTTATCCAAAAACACAACTCATTTGAAGCTGAAGAAGGGTGCAATGATGATTTGGCAATGTGTTTGGTAATATATGCGTGGTTAGTTGCTCAAGATTATTTCAAAGAACTTACAGACCAAGACGTAAGAAAACGTCTTTATGAGGAACAAAAAAATCAAATAGAACAAGATATGTCTCCGTTCGGATTTATATCTGATGGATTGGATGAAAGCAGTTTTATTGATGATAATGGTGATAGATGGTATGTTGACGAATATGGTGATCGTTCGTATATGTGGGAATACATGTAATGGATTTAGATAAGCAAATAAAGTTAGGACATTTACTCCTTACTGACAGAAAATGTAGAGCATGTGAAGAAACAAAAAATTTAATAGACGGATTTTATAGGACACGTAAAGACCGTGGACCAGTTGCATCTTCTTATTCATATGAATGTAAAGAATGTACAATAAATAGAGTCAATAATTCCAAGAAAAAGTATCCATCATCACTGATTGACTGGGTTTATCCTGATTGGTAGATATTCACGTCTCATTTCCCCACTGGAAATACTCTTTTTAATAAATATTTCCAGTTAATCTGAGATTTACGGAGAAAAACATGGCGACTCCTCAATTATCTCCTGGAGTATTAGTCAGGGAGGTTGATTTAACAGTAGGAAGAGCTGATAATGTATTAGATAATATCGGTGCGATTGCTGGACCTTTTGCAATTGGCCCCGTAGATGACCCAATTGACATCACTACAGAAAACGAATTAATCGACGTTTTTGGAAAGCCACTTTCCACAGATGCTCAGTATGAGTATTGGATGAGTGCATCTTCTTTCCTTTCATATGGTGGCGTTCTAAAGGTAGCAAGAACTGATGGCGCTAACCTAGTAAACGCTAACGCAATCAGAAACTCTGCTGGAGTTTCAACTGCTGGAGAACCAAATCTCAAAATCAAGAATTTTGATGATTATGAAGCAAATTATGCTGATGATATTGCAAACTACATCTTCGCAGCTAAGAGTCCTGGTTCCTGGGCGAACAATCTTAAGGTATGTGTGATTGACGACAAAGCAGACCAAATTCTTTATGTTGGATCTGCTGCAACAACACTCACCCAAGTTGGATACGCAGTAACCACAGTTTTAAGCAATGTTCCAGCTGCAGGCATTGGAACCACCTCAGTTTTCAATGGATATCTTAAGGGCATCGTTACCGGAATCGGAGCAAGCACTTTACAGGTAAAGGTTGTTTCTGTCGTAGATACTGCAGGAACTGAAACTAAAGTTGAATATGCTCAACTTTCACAACTAAGATCCTTTAAACCATCAACTTCAGGTGGTTCACTAACGGTTAACGTACTAACCAATGCTGGAGTCGCTACCACAAGCGTAACAGTTAATACCGGAACTAATCCAATTTTAGATTGGTACGATCAACAAACTCTAAGTCTTACCAACACAAGCATTTTCTGGAGATCAATTGCTCCTAAACCAGGAACTTCCCAGTATTCTATTGATAGAAATGGTAAGAGCGATGAAATTCACATTGTGGTTGTAGATGATACTGGTTCAGTAACTGGTATTCAAGGAAACTTACTTGAAAAATTCATCGGACTATCTAAGGCAACTGATGCTATTTCTGCAGTTAATTCTCCACAAAAGATTTGGTGGAAGAATTATCTTGCAACATTCTCTAAGTATGTTTATGTTGGAGACAATCCATCAGACGACTTAAACGCAAATGAGGATGTAGTTCCAACCGGATTTAGTGCTGGATTTACCGCAAATACAACAGCACAAGGTCTGTGGAACTTAGACGCCCAAGATAGAACCTATAGTGCGCTTGGAAACGTAACTTATAATCTCAGTGGTGGAAAGGATTATTCCAACTCCGGTGGAATGACCGCAACCTTAGGTGATTTGTTCACTTCATACAATCTCTTCTCCAACAGAGACGAAATTGCAGTTGATTACTTAATCATGGGTCCTGGATTAGGAAACAAATTTGAATCACAAGCAAAAGCAAATCAACTAATTTCTATTGCTAATTCAAGAAAAGATTGTGTTGCAGTAATTTCTCCACATCGTGCAGATGTTATTGATATTACAAATTCAGATACTCAAACTGATAATGTCCTAGAGTTCTTCGCACCTCTTGCATCTTCATCATATGCAATTTTTGATGCTGGATACAAGTACACCTTTGACAGATTTAACAACAGATTCCGTTACATCCCATGTAACGCTGACGTTGCTGGTCTCTGCGTAAGAACTTCTATCTTCGCATATCCTTGGTTCTCACCAGCAGGACAGCAAAGAGGTATCTTGAATAATGCTATTAAACTAGCATACAATCCAAATAAAGCACAGAGAGACCAACTCTATCCTCAGAGAATTAACGCAGTTATCAACAAACCAGGTATTGGCATTCTTCTCTTTGGAGATAAGACTGCTCTGGGATATGCATCCGCATTTGATAGAATTAACGTCCGTCGTCTCTTCCTGACAGTTGAGCAAGCACTCGAAAGAACTGCTCAGGCACAACTCTTCGAACTCAACGATGAGATTACGAGAGCAAACTTCGTCAACATTGTTGAACCATATTTACGTGATGTTCAGGCAAAGAGAGGTCTGTATGGATTCTTCGTCAAGTGCGACGAAACAAATAACACTCCCGATGTTATTGATAACAATGAATTTAGAGCTGACATCTTCCTGAAACCAGCTAAGTCTATTAACTATGTAACTCTAACATTCGTTGCAACTAGAACTGGTGTTGCATTCGAAGAAGTTGTTGGTACTGTTTGATCTTTATAATAAACTAACTACAGAGGAGGATTAAAAAATGGCTACTCTCAAAAGTCTCTCTCAATTTAAGACAAAACTGTCAGGCGGCGGCGCTCGCCCCAATCTATTTGAAGTTACACTTCCAAGTTTCCCCCCAGGAGTAAATCTTGGAGTTCAAGGTGACGGCGGTGGACAATTTGATGCAGAAAAGTTTACATTCTTATGTAAGGCAGCTGCACTACCCGCTTCAAATATTTCACCTATCGAAGTTCCTTTCCGTGGTAGAACCATGAAAGTTGCTGGCGATAGAACCTTCGATACTTGGACTATCACCGTCATTAACGACGAAGACTTCCAGTATAGAAGAGCATTTGAAGCATGGATGCAGAACATTGGTCAGTATTCTGATCACAGTGGTCTTACTAATCCTAATGATTACATGACCGACGCAACTGTTGTTCAACTTGGAAGAGCAGTTGTTGGAAGGGAAACTGGAACTGGTACTGGCGGAAATGCTAATGTTCTAGCACAGTATAAGTTCAAGGACATTTTCCCAACTAACGTCTCTGCTATTGATTTGTCTTACGACACCACAGATACCATTGAAGAATTCACTGTAGAATTCCAAATTAACTTCTGGTATCCTGAAGCGCCAGGTAGCAATTCTGCTCAAGGATAAATAGAAGGAGCAGTATACATTTTTATTTAAATCATGGCGAAACTATTTGGTTTTTCGATTGAAGATAACGAACCATTATCAGATACTACAATTTCCCCCGTTCCTCCTAATAATGAGGACGGGGTTGACCATTATTTAAGCAGTGGATTTTTCGGTTCGTATGTTGATATCGAAGGAGTTTATAGAACAGAATTTGATTTAATTAAAAGATATCGGGAGATGGCACTACATCCAGAGTGTGATAGTGCCATCGAAGATATTGTAAATGAAGCGATTGTAAGCGATACTAACGATAGTCCAGTTCAAATTGATCTGGATAATTTAAATGCTAGTGATGGCATTAAAAAGAAAATAAGACAGGAGTTCAAGCACATTTTAGAACTTCTGGATTTTGATAAGAAATCTCACGAAATTTACAGAAATTGGTATATTGACGGAAGACTTTATTACCACAAGGTCATCGATCTCAAGAATCCTGAGGCAGGAATACAGGAACTGAGATATATTGACGCAATGAAAATGCGTTATGTGAGACAAGCAAAAAAGAACGAAGCAGATAAGTATAGAGTAACTAGCAGGAACATCGATAATCCAATGGATTATGAGTTTCCTGAGATTGAAGAATACTTCATTTATCAACCAAAAATGACGTATCCAACAGGAACTCCAGCACCTGGAAATCTTGGAGGATCGAATGCTGGCGTCAAGATGACTAAAGATTCTATCACTTATTGTACATCTGGACTTGTAGATAGAAATAAGGGATCAACACTTTCTTATCTACATAAGGCAATTAAGTCTCTCAATCAACTTCGGATGATTGAAGATAGTCTTGTCATCTACAGATTATCTCGTGCTCCGGAGCGTAGAATTTTCTATATTGATGTTGGTAACTTGCCTAAGGTAAAGGCGGAACAATATCTTCGTGATGTTATGATGCGTTATCGTAATAAATTAGTTTATGATGCAAACACTGGCGAAATTCGTGATGATAAAAAGTTCATGGCGATGCTTGAAGACTTCTGGTTACCTCGTCGCGAAGGTGGAAGAGGAACTGAAATCTCAACTCTTCCTGGTGGACAAAATCTCGGAGAAATTACTGACATTAACTATTTCCAAGAAAAACTTTATAGATCTCTAAATGTTCCAACATCAAGAATTGGTGGAGATGGAGGATTTAATCTAGGAAGATCATCAGAAATTCTTAGAGATGAAGTTAAGTTCAGCAAATTCGTAGCAAGATTAAGAAAGAGATTTTCTTATATGTTTAGTGATATGCTTAGAACTCAACTTATTCTTAAGAACATTATAACCCCAGCAGATTGGGAAATTATGAATGAGCATATTCAATATGATTTCCTATACGACAACCATTTTGCAGAACTTAAGGATGCTGAACTGTTAAATGAAAGACTGGGCATGGTTCAAGTTGCAGAACCTTATGTTGGCAAGTATTTTTCTCAAGACTATGTAAGACGCAAGATTCTTCGTCAAACTGATACCGAAATTCTTGAACAAGATGCTCTTATCAAAAAAGAAATTGAAGATGGAGTTATTCCAGACCCAAGTCAAGCAATTGACCCAGAAACCGGAATGCCTTTAGATCAAACATCACAAATGAATCTTGGGCAACCAGTAATGGAACCAGATCTTAGATCTGATGAGAGAGCAACTCAAGTTGATGCAAAATCAGTAGAACTACCCAAGGGTGGTGAGATATAAATAAAAACGATTAGTAATTTTGGATTATAGCAATGGATGATTTAATGGACATGATTGTATCTGATACACCTCCATCTCAGATTAGCGATAAGATTAAAGATTTACTATTTGCAAAAGCTGCAGAAAAAGTTGATGAGTTTAGACCTGCAGTAGCAGTTAATATGTTCCCACAAGAAGAAGAGCAAACAGAGGAATGATATGAAATCTTTCAGGCAATTTATCTCAGAATCGGTTAATATTGCTGGAGATTTCACAGGGAATCTCTATATAAACTCTCAGCAAGAGCAACCACAACAAGTTGGTGAAGAATATGTTGCTGATATTATGTGGAACGGGAGTTTATATAGAATGGAATTAGTAACTAAAAATGGAATTCCTTCAACTAGAGAACTTGGTGAGCAATTGCAGTCTAATTATCCTGGAGCGGTTGTTCATCAGATTTATCCCGTAATAGAGAAGAATTTAAATATCAAAAACGCACAAAGATACCATCCATCAAAACTAGAATGGATTGATTGATAAATGGCACAGTGGAATAAAACTACACAAGACTTCTTAAATCAAGAAAGAAGTCTTTTTGAAACTTTTAATATCGCAGATCACTGGGGAAACCAGACAGACTGGAGACCTCAGTTTTCTAATAACAACAGATTAAAAGTTGCTCCGTTCCAAACAGTTTTCTTTAATACCTTCCAGTATGGTAAAGAGACTGATGTTTGGGATGAGAGA